AATCATTCCGGCACTCGAGACTTGCCCTATGATGTGGAGCAAGGGGCTATTGAGGTTATCAAGGCTTGGTATTACGCAAGATGCCGTGACGGCACATTGAGAACTGAAGAGGTTGTTGATGTCTGGCAAGGTACTTATTCAGGTCAAGCCATACCGATGTCTGCCAAGCAGTTATTGAACCCCTGGAGAGTCCTTGGAGCATGAACGATTGGGCGTTTGTCGCACAGACAGGGCAATGTCTTGGTAATAGAATCGGGGCGCCTGCAACGTTAAGACGTACAGTGAAGGGTGCCTATGATCCTGTACTAGGGACACAAGCTGCCAACACGGTGTCGGACTATCCTGTTACGATTAAAGATATCAAACTGCAGAAGACAGACTTTAACCCTAGCTTGATTGAGTCAGGCGATAGAGTGTTGGGTGTTCCAGCCCAAGGCTTGATGATCACGCCTGATATTGAAACGGACACAATCATTATTGATAGTGAGGTCTGGTTCGTTCAAGGAATAAAGACTAAGCGGATCGGCCCAACAATCATTTCATATGTGTTTCATGTAAAGCAATGAGCTTTGAAGAAGACGTACACAGATGGACCACTAAAGTCATAGGTCAAGAAGCTGATTTTGTCAAAGTTGTATCTAACGACTTGTTCAGGGTAATTGTTGATTTAACGCCAGCAGATACAGGCAGAACGAAAGGTAGTTGGCGCGCACGTCGGAACAGACCCGCCAGGGGTAAAGTAAAAAGAAAGGATAAGACAGGACGGGCAACTATTGCTTCGGCTAAGCGGGTCATTGCAAAAGTGAAAGAGGGTGATTCGGTTTATATCACCAATAATTGGTTTGTCGCTTCAATCATCAATACTAATCCCCATGGCCGGATGCCGGAGAGGATGGTGGACAAGACATTTAGTCGCGCACCAGCTATTGCAGAGCGGGCTATCAGGAAAGTACGGAGAGGAGCAATAGACTAATGGCTAAGATGATTTCCCGATATCTTGATACTGTAGGGGATGGTTCGGGAACTAAAAATGCAAATGGGGACTATTCGGAGTCTGAGGAAATCTTTTTTATTACACCTTCTGCCGGAAGCACCTATGACATTGCGCGAATGATAGTCAGTGTTTATGACACAACCGGGATGCAGGCACAGGAATACGGAAATCTCGCAACAGCTTTAGATCCAGGTATTGTGGTTCGTGTATCCAACAGTGAGGGTGTGATTAACGATCTGACCGATGGGGTTCCCATTACGACAAACTCTGGATGGGGCGCTCTGTGTTATGACGTGGATGTGAAATCCTGGGGCAGTGGTAACGAACTGTTAGTGGTTCGGTGGACGTTTGCAAAATCCGGCGTTGATATTCATCTTTCATTGAATGAAAAACTTGAAGTAGTGCTTAATGACGATTTTCAAGGTCTGCTTAGTCATCAATTTATGGTTCAGGGTGTTGATACGTGATTGATCATGTAGCTGTTCGTCAAGCGTTGAGAACAAGATTATTAACAGTTTCAGGCTTGCCATCGGCCCTTGCCTGGGAAAACAGACATTTTGAACCAACAAATAATTCTCCATGGATTCGAGAATTTTACTATCCAGATCCAGAACGGTTAGTGGCTCAAGATTTAATCGAGGGTACAGGATTCATAACCTACGATGTAGTGTATCCGGTCGATTCAGGTACAGAAGATGCTGAAGGTCTAGCTGATGATATCAAGGCGATCTTTGAACCTCCAGGTAGTTTAGCAAACTACCTATCAATAATCTCATCTGTAAGAGATCCAGGGTTTTCAGAACATCCTTGGTATTACGTTCCAGTCCGCATTTCATGGCGGGCGCATTCATTTATTTAAGAGGTCTTTATTATGGCATTAGCATCCGGCGCAACGGTCGGCCTTGTATACGTTGAGGAAGTTACCCAAGGCGTAACCCCTGGTTCGACTTATTATACGTTGCGGACTACAAACCGTAACATCAATCTTACGAAAAACACGCTACAGAGTAATGAGCGTCGGTCTGACAGACAGATTGCAACAGTCAGGCATGGGTTTAATCAGGTTGTCGGTAGTCCTGGATTTGAGCTATCCCTGGGCGCCTATGACGACATGCTTGAGGGTGCTACAGGCGGGGAATGGGCAGTACTTACTTCAGGCAGTGTTACTGCTACTGCTGCTGCTACTGATGACTCGTTTACATTATCTACAAGTGACTGGTATACACTTGGTTTCCAGGTCGGTGACATCATCGATGTGACAGGTTATACCGACACTAACAATAACGATCAGTGGAGGATTGCCACTATCGTTAATGACAAAATTACTGTTACCAATGTGGATGGAACCGTAGCAGCAGCTATTGGTGATGAAGCGGGTGGTGGTGATGAAGTATTCGCCTTGACAGGTAAGCAATTAGCGATAGGCACTACGCTTTACACCTATACCTTTGAGCGTCAGTTTACTGACATTACTCAATATCAAAAGTTTGCGGGATGTGCGGTTAACCAGATGTCGTTTAGTATCCAGCCAGAACAGATTGTTGGCGGGACACTCGATATCATCGGCATGACTGCAGATGCTATGAGTGGGTCGAGTCTTGACTCTACGCCAGAAGCTGCTGCAACGGCTGAACCTTTCTCAGCCTTTGAAGGTACGTTGTACGAAGGCGGAAGTGAAATTGCCGTGGTTACGGGGATTGATTTCCAGATAGCGAACAACAGAACGCTTACAGGTGTTGTTGGCGCTGAGACTTCACCGGCTGTGTTTGAAGGTGACTGTGTGATTACGGGCACACTCACGGCATTCTTTGAAAACGCCACACTCTATAACAAGTTTGTTAATGAGACGGCCTCGAGTATTGATTTAAGGCTTGATGATATTGATGGAACAAACTTCATGCGCTTTCATTTCGGCAATGTGAAATACATGGGTGGTGATATGGACCCTCCGCAGCAGGGTCCTGTTGAAACCACTATGCCATTCCAGGCACTTGTCGATTCCGATACCAGCAATTCACTTATGATTCAGCGGAGTAACGTATAAGATGGATTTATCCAGTCTCGAGACTCAAGCAGGGTCAACTATGACTGTCATGCACCCAGTAGAGGATATTCCTTTGCTGGGTGGTGATGGTGATCCCGTGACATTTTCACTGTTGGGTATTGATAGTGATGAATATCGTGCGTCACAAAGAGGGATTACCAACAAAAGACTTTCACGGAAAAACAAGTTCAAGATAACGGCTGAACAACTTGAGTTGGAAACAATTGAAGTGTTGGTTGCTTGTACGGTGAACTGGTCTGATAACTTCGAGGTGGATGGATCTGCCTATCCCTTTTCAAAAGATAATGCCAAAGCCCTTTATGAGCGCTTCCCTTGGGTTCGAGAACAGGTGGATGACTTCATAGGAGAAAGGGCAAATTTTTTGAGGAACTGATTCTCGCACTGGAAGATTATGCGGAATCAGAATTTGAAATGGCGCAGCCTATGGGCAAGTCTAATAAAGGTGCCCATCGTCGACAACTTGAGAAGCACAAGGGTATTGATTTATTGCCGGACAAGGAATGTCCTTACGCATTAGCCCATGTCTGGGCGTGGTTTTTAGATATATCAGGATCGAGAACCAGTGCAGGTTTTGGCATGAATCCAATTGCTTATTCTGAAATAGATGCATGGGCACGATTGACAGGTCAAAGGCCAACAGCGATTGAGGTTGGGATCTTAAAAAGATTGGATCGGTTATATATATTGGTGACAGCAAAAAACAATGACTGACTTTGCTTTATTAGGTATTAAGGTTGATTCCAAGGAGGTAAGGAAAGCTAACAAGGATCTTGACGCCTTTTATAAAGGTAGTGGTCGAGCTACCCGTGGTACAAGGCAGCTTGAATCAGCATCAAAACGATTAGAGAAGCAACTTGCCAAAACATTAGGTCCATTGCGGCAGATGCGCAATCTGTTGATCGGTGTAGGTATAGCACAATCAGTAAAAGGGCTTGTTCATGTTGCTGATCAATTTACGCTGATTAATGCCAGGGTGAGAACGGTAACTGACGGTCTTAAAGAACAGCAATTCGTTATGGATTCGTTGAGGGCTGGCGCCAATGAAGTTGGCGTTGCTTTGGAATCATCAGCCAAGTTATTTATTCGGACGCAACGAGTTAGAAAAGACATCGGCATTACAACACAGGAGGTTCTAAAGTTTGTCCAAACCATCCAGCGATTAACCTTGATCAGTGGTGCTTCAGCACAAGAATCGACAGCGGCAATGATCCAGCTGAGTCAAGCAATCGCTAGTTCCAGGCTGTCAGGTGAAGAACTAAGATCCGTCATGGAGCAAGTTCCAGTAATCGTTAAGACGATTACAGATGAGTATGACATTACATTAGGGCAATTCAGAAAGTTAGCAGAACAAGGAGAAATAACTGCTGATGTAATGGTGACGGCCATTAATAACGCTTCCCATAGAGTTGCGCAAGAAGCTGCAAAGATGCCTGATACTGTTGGCCGAGCCCTCAAGAATTTGGCGAATGAGTTTCAGGTCCTGACTGGTGAAATAAACAAAGAATTTAATGTCACTGGAAGGTTAGCCTCGGGGATAAGATCACTAGCTGCCAATTTGGATACAGTAGCAGATAGTGTAGTAGCTCTTGCAGGCTATCTTGGGGTGCGGTTAGTGCAAGCAATAATTGGTGCAACAGTTGCGACTGTAAAAGGAACAATTGCATTAAAGGCTGAAGTAGCCGCAAGGATAGCAGCCACAGCCGCAACGCTGGCGAATGTTCGGGCAAGACAAGCAGAATTGGTTGTTGCAACTAGCCATATCGGAGTTATAGGGAAATGGGGTAAAAAACAGAACGAACTTGTAAAGTCAACGGGCAGATTGGAGAGAGCAACAACAAAGCATACTCAAGCATTAAAAGCAGCGATACCTTTATCATTTTTAGGTAGAGCAAAATCGTTACTGGCAATCTTTGGTGGTTTGCCTGGTGTTATCACATTGGCT